CATCCTCGGCTTTATGGGCTTCGGGATCGGGAAGAGCCTCGCGTCGAAGGATGACGTCGATCGCCGGGAGACGTCGAAGCCGTTTACGCCTCAACGTCCGAAGGTCGTCCCGGTCGTCTACCCGGACGGCGAACCCGTCTCCGATCCGTTCACCGGGAAGCAGCAGCAGCGCGAGGAGTATCCGCCCGGAGACGTTTCGAAGGCTCAGATGGGCAAGATCCGCGCGCTCGGCAGGGAGAAGCAGATCGTCACGACGAAAGGCCTCGCCGAGGCGATCAGCCCGATCGTCGGACGCAAGATCACGAAACTCGACGACCTCTCCAAGCGTGAGGCGTCGCAAGTGATCGAGGCGTGGAACCCCGTCATCTCCGATAGCCGTGGCGAGATACCGACCCCGCTCGACGAGGAGCCGTTTTAGTATCCTCCGACTCGGAGGCAAGTCTCACAACTGAAGAACGCGAGCCTCGCTCGTCGTCGCCCGTCGCGTGAGAACGGGGGAAGCGTGAAAGACGCCCGCGCCTAATCCGCGTGAGTTCGCCCGTCAGATAGGCCGGGAACGTGCGCGTCACGATGAGGGCGCGTCTAGTGTGAACCGAGCGACAGTCGGACGGGTGGAGCCCGGGAGGGCTCTCACGAAGTCAAGGCTCTACGGTTCGCAGTCAACTCTCAACGAAGAACGCTCTAGAAGGAACGCTCGAACCTCAACCCGTCGGATCGGCCCGGCATGGTGAGCGAGGCGCGAGCGTCAGCGAAGCGCGACCGGGAGCGCGAGGGCAGGCGCCCTCGCATAGAATGAGCACGTCTCCGAAGGAGTCAGATGAAGCGGACGAACAAGGCCTATAACTCGACGTGGCGTAAGGTGCGTGCGACGGTGCTCGAACGCGACGGGCATCGCTGCCTAGTAGGGATGGAAGGCTGCCGAGGGGTCGCGAATCAAGTCGATCACATAGTGCCGCTCGCGTTCGGCGGCCCGGCCTATGAGTTGTCTAACTTGCGGGCTGCGTGCTCGTCGTGTAACTCCGGGCGCTCGAACAAACTCCGACGAAAGCCGAGCCGAGCATGGTGAACCGTTGCGTCTGCGATCGCATCGCGCGCCCGACGTGCCAGACTGAACGCGATGAAGACTGACCGTTTCTTCCCGGAAGGCCGAAACTACCCCGACGCAGTCCCCGTCTTTATCTCTCCGAGTCAACATTCCGGGGGTCGGCGTGGCTAAGGCAAATCAGAACAAACTCCGCCCGATAGCCGCGAAGTCGCGCCGATCCCCTAAGAAGTCCGCCGAATCCGTCCGAATCCAGACAAATCGGGACGCCGTCGAGGACGTCATCTCGTGGCTCTACTCGAAGGACGCGCTCGGGAAGGTCGACTCGGCGACGGTCGCGATGGTGCGCTCGCTCGCGGCCCGGCTCGACGACCCGGAGGACGCCTCGAACGCGCGTCTATGGAAGGAGTACCGCGAGACTCTCGCGATCCTCGTGAAGGCGGGAGAGGAGCGGACGAGTGAGTTCGACGAAGTCCTACGCGGCCTCGAAGCCTCGCTACGCGACGGCGCGAAGGCCTGAGCGCGACACCTTCGGAGGGAAGGCTCAACTCGTCGCCCGGGCGCTGAATCTGCCGCTCATGCCGTGGCAGGCCGACGTCGTCGACGTCTTCGGGGAGACGGTAGACGGGCATCCCGCCTACCGGGAACTCGTGCTCACCGTCCCGCGGCAGTCCGGGAAGACGACGCTCATCCTCGCGATCATGCTTCACCGGGCGCTCTACTACGGGAAGCCGCAGCGCATCGCCTACACGGCGCAGACGGGCCACGACGCCCGGCAGAAACTCTTAGACGACTTCGTGCCGATCATCGAGCGCTCCGCGTTCGCGCCGCTCGTGGATCGCGTCTACCGGGCGAACGGTGACGAGGCGATCATCTTCGGGAACGGCTCACGGATCGAGGTTCTCCGGAACTCGATCTCTGCGGGTCACGGACGCACGCTCGACCTCGCGATCATCGACGAGGCGTTCGCCGACGAGGACGACGTCCGAGAGCAGGCGCTCCTCCCGACGATGGCCACGAAGAAGGACGCGCAGATCGTCGTCGTCTCGACCGCCGGGACGGAACGCTCCCTCTATCTGAAACGGAAAGTCGATCAAGGCCGCGCCGCAGCCGAAGCCGACCTCGGCGAAGGGATCGCCTACTTCGAGTGGAGCGCGAACCCGGACGACGACCCGTTCGACGAGGACGTCTGGCGTCGCGTCATGCCCGCCCTCGGACTGACGGTCGACGAGAACGCAGTCCGGCACGCGCTCGCCTCGATGACGATGAACGAGTTCAGGCGCTCCTATCTGAACGTCTGGAGCACCGCCTCCGAGCAGATGATCCCGCAGAAAGTGTGGCTCGCGTCGTGCTCCGCGAAGGTCGCCCCGGCGGGCGCGCTCACGTTCGCCGTCGACGTCGCCCTCGACCGCTCCCGCGGCTCGATCGCGGTCGCCGACAAGGACGGGAACATCGAACTCGTCGAGAACCGTGAGGGCGTCTCGTGGATCCAGCAGCGCACCCTCGAACTCTTTCGTCGGTGGAAAGGGAACGTCGTCGTCGACGGCTACGGCCCGGCGTCCTCGTTCGTCGACCCGCTGAAGCAGGTCGGCGTCCCGATCGTCGTCTACCGAACCGCCGACGTCGTCGCCGCGTGCGCCCTGTTCTACGACGCAGTCCTCGACAAGTCGATCCGCGTCAAGTCCGACGACCGACTCGACAAGGCGATCGCCGCCGCCACCCGGAGGAACGTCGGGCAGACGTGGCTCTTCCAACGAAACACGCCGGACGCCGACATCTCCCCGCTCTACGCGACGCTCCTCGCGTGGCACGCCGCGACGACGAAGAAGAACGCCGTCAAGCCTCGCTCCCTCATCTACTAGACTTCGTCCCCTAATGGCTCTCAGGGACTTCTTCCGCCGCGAGAAGCGTCAGGCCTTCGGCTTCGCTTATCCGAACGTCTACGTCGACGAAGCAGGCCGGATGGGTCGCCTCTTCCCCGACATAAACGCGGGCGTCATCGTCGACGAGACGTCGACGCTCTGCGTGCCCGGTATCTGGCGCGCCGTCACACTCGTCTCGTCCGCGATCGGCGGCCTCCCGATACACGCCTACCGCGACGAGAAGTTCGTCGACCCGCAACCGAACCTCCTCATAAAACCCGTCCCGACCGAGACTCGCATCGAGACAGTCTCGGCGATGGTCGCGTCGCTCATCATTCACGGGAACTACGTCGCGATCCTCGGCGAACCCGGCGCGAACGGCTACCCGGACTCGTTCTACCCGGTCGCCGTTCACCGCGTACAAGTACGACGTGAAGACGGACGTCTCGTCTACCGGATCGATAACGCCGACTATTCCGCCGACGAAGTGCTCCACATAAAAGGATTCTCCATGCCGGGCGAGTACGTCGGCTACGGAATCCTCTCGGCGCAACGTCAAGCGATCGGCGGGGCGGTCGCCGTGAACACTTACGCGCAACGGTACTTCGACGGTGGCGCTCAACCGACCGGGATCATCTACTCCTCGAACCCCGACCTCTCGCAAGAAGAAGCCGACGCGCTGAAGTCCGCATGGCTCCGGCAGTACGGCGGCACGAAGCGCACCCCGGCAGTCCTCAACGAGTCGACGAAGTTCCAGCAACTCTCAGACAACGCGAAAGACGCGCAACTATTGGAGACGCGGCAGTTCTCGCTCACCGAGATCGCGAACATGATCGGCCTCCCCGCTTACTATCTCGGGGCGCCGAACTCTTCGCGTACTTACTCGAACGTCTCCGAAGAGAACCTCCAACTCGTCCGATGGTCGCTCATGCCGTGGATCCAACGCATCGAGCAGAAGATGACCGAATACCTCCCGCGCGGGCAGTACGCGAAGATGAACGTCGACGCGCTACTCCGACCCGACACGAAGTCCCGCTACGAAGCGCACAAAATCGCGCTAGACGCGGGCTTCCTCACGCTCGACGAGGTTCGCGAACTAGAGAACCGGGAGCCGCTCGACGAGACGATGAGCGACGAGCCCGTCCCGGCGGAAGTAGTATCTGAGCACACTCAGGAAGAATCAGACGACATCGAAGAGGACTCGGACGAATGATCGAGCGCAGGCACTACGACACGGCCCTCGAAGTGAGAGCCGAAGGAGACGGGCGGACGATCGTCGGAATCGCCGTCCCATACGACGTCGAGCAGCGCATCTCGCCGAACCTCGTCGAAGTGTTTCGGAAAGGCGTCTTCCGTGACGTCACCCGGGCCGCGAACCGCGTGAAACTTCTCTTCCAGCACAAGACCGACGCCCCGATCGGGCGCGCAGTCATGCTCGAAGAAAGAGACGGCGGCCTTTACGGCGAGTTCCGCATCTCCAAGACCGAAGCCGGGGACGAGGCGCTCGAACTCATTCGCGACGGCGTCCTCTCGAACCTCTCCGTCGGCTTCCAACCGCTCCGCGACGAAAAGCGCGGCGGGGTCGTCAACCGCCTGAAGGCTCATCTCGCCGAAGTCTCCCTCGTCACGTTCGGCGCTTACGGCGACTCGGCGTCGATCGTCGCAGTCCGCCAAGAAATCGAGAAACCTAACCTTGCCTCCATCGAGCAAATAGTCGCGAAGGTTCGCAAGTGAAGAGCGAAGCCGTCACCGTCGGCACGACCGCGACCCTCCTCGTCCCGGCGGACGACTACCCGCGCACCGTCTACCTCCACGTCGTCGGGAACTCGACCGTCTACCTCGGGAACTCTGGCGTCACGACGACGAACGGCCTCGCCACGGAGAAGCACACCGCGCCGCTCACCTTCTTCGTCCCGAAAGGCGAGACGATCTACGCGATCGTCGCAGCCGACACGGCGAACGTCCGAGTCCTCACGCCAGACGTCGACTAGGCGTCTCATGCCGTGGCACATCGACACCGCGCACCCTGACTGTCGCTCCGGCTACGCGGTCGTTAAGGACGAGACCGGGGAAGTCGAAGGCTGCCATCGCACCCGCCGGGAGGCGCTCGCGCAACTCGCCGCCCTGAACATCGCCGAAGCCGAACGCGACACCGAACCCGCCGAGGAACGCCAAGAGGGCTACGCGCCGACCGACGGAATGGTCGCCGAAGCGCGTCGCGGCCTCGAATGGCGCGCCGCCTACGGACGCGGAGGGACTGCGATCGGCGTCGCACGCGCCCGCGACATCGTCAACCGACGCCGCCTCTCTAGGACTACCGTCGCCCGCATGGCTTCCTACTTCGCGCGCCACGAAGTCGACAAACGCGCGCAAGGCTTCCGCCCCGGCGAACCCGGCTATCCGTCCGCCGGGCGGATCGCGTGGGCGTTATGGGGCGGAGACGCCGGGCGGACGTTCGCCCGGGCGATCATCGAGTCGTCGCGATCGTTGACGCAAGACGAAAACGTCCGCTAGCATCTCAGGCAGGCCGCACCCTCGGCCCGCGAAGAGCGCACCCGGCGAAAGCCGCACCCGCCACGCGGAGCAGCGAGCACCCGGTGAGCAACATCAGCACCACACCACAAGGACTAACACCGTGAACACATTCCTCGCCCGCCTCCACGAGCAGCGCTCGCAGAAGGCCGACCTCATCGACGCGACCCTCAACCGCGCAGCGGAAGAGAACCGCGACATCTCCGACGTCGAGACCGCCAACGTCGCGGCCCTCGCGAAAGAGATCGAGAAACTCGACGAGCGCATCGCGCAAGTCACCGACATCGAAACCCGCAAGGCCGCAGCAGCCGAACTCGCCCGCAAGGTCGACGGCTCGAAGGTCGAGAAGCGTGACGCCGCCCCGGCGCGCGTCACCCGCGAAGAGCGCACCTACCGCCCCGACGGCGACTTCTCGTTCCTCCGCGACGCCTTCGCCGCCCAAGTCCTCGGCGACTTCGAGGCACGCGAGCGCATCGCCCGCCACCAGCACGAAGAGAAGATCGAGAAGCGCGACGTCACCTCGGCGAACTTCGCCGGGCTCGTCGTCCCGCAGTTCCTGACCGACCTGGCGGCTCCGTTCGCCCGCGCCGGACGTCCGTTCATGGATGCCTCCCGTAAGCACACCCTGCCGAACGCAGGCCTCACCCTCTCGATCTCGAAGGTGACGACCGGGTCGGCAGTCGCCGTTCAGTCCGAAGGCTCCGCCGTTCAGGAAACGAACATGGACGACAC